CGACCACTTCGTAACGATGTACGCGATGCCCTTGCCCTGATGCGCTGCCGTCCAGCCGGTGAACGTGGACGTTAGCATTGAGTCGCTGGCTTGCGTTGCCGTGCCGACATGCTTGTTAATGGTGACTATCGTTGAGCCGCCCTTCGGCCCGAATATCGTTGAGCCAGACCCCACCGCGCCACCAGTGGCAGCGCCTCCTCCAATGTCGTCGTTTTCAATGACGACATCATCGAAATGGATGTCGGTAATACCCTCGACTTCATGTCCTGCCACGGCGATGGCATAGTAAAGGTCTTGATTATCTAGGCCACTAGTTCCCACGAAAACGATAGGACCGCTGACGAGTGCCTGACCGTAGACAACTTTAAACGCACCTGTTGTCGTTTTCTGGGTGTCTTGGCGTCGTCGGTCGCTGTCACCGGCGGGCATCTGCACGTCGGGCATACGCATCGCCAAACGCATGGCGATACCTGCCGTCGCAACCGTGGCAGCGAAGCCGATAACGCCGGCTACGGCTCCGGTCGCTTTGCCGAAAGTTACGAATTTTCCGACCGAAATAAACGCGCTTACTGGATCGGCCACAGCGCCCACCCTTTCGTGACGTGTTCACTGCTAACGCGTAACATGCCGTTTGTTGAAATGCAGACAGCATCGTCCGCAAGTTTGATGCCCATGATGTGTTGTCGACCGAACTGCAACAGCACCGGCGAACCGTCAGGCAACGTGTCAATGGACGTGGTCGGTTCACCGAGTACCGACGTCACAAGTCGCTCTAATCCGCCAGCGGAAGCGATGATGCGGTCCGCGTCTTGCTCGCTGTCGTACACGTAGTCGGGGATGTAATCTTTGCCCGTCAACTGCTGCACAATGAACCGCACGAATTGCACACAGTCACTGGTGCCGTACTGAAACGGTTGCCGTTCCCAGGCGTTAAGCGCTCGCAGTACGTCTTGCATTACGGCCGCCCACTGGGATCGTACTCGTAGTCGGGCGAGAACCCGCCGTTATCTGCTGGGCCGTTGCCGCCACGCGCTGAACCCCAGCCGATCTTGGCACCGGCCACATTCTGTATGTGCGAGAAAAAAAGGTCGCCGCTAAATCGCGCCTGTTGATTTGCGTTTGTGTACATCGCGTTTCGTGACTTGTCGAACCTAGCCAGAGAGCTTTCACACACCAGTTCCACCGCATCCCCGCCGTCAGCACCGACCGACATGCTTATCTGATCCATTTCGCCCGACCAGATTTGTGTCGGATCGGCGATCAACGCGTCGGTCGCGTCTAGGACGCCTAGCCACACCGTAACGGGTCGCTGGAAGTAGTCTTCGGTCAATGCGGCGTTCGTAATTGTCGAATCGACACCTGACAGGCTCAACGTCAGCGCGTAGGGCGACACGTCGATGCCTTCCTGCACCTCACTTATAGTTCCTAGATCACCAACGCCGAGCCACGTCTGCGAATTCCACGTATACGACCCCAGCCCTGTGTGCAGTCGCAGCGTGCCGCTGCTAAACCCCAGTTCCGCAAACAACAACATGGTGACATCTTGCGCTTGCAGCGCTGTCGCAACACCGGCAGGGAAACCACGACTCATGCGAGGACGTCTTCAATAGCTTCAAGCGTGAACGAGGACAGACCGCCGATGCGGCTGTCCCAGTTTGCTGACGAGGTGACGATCATCACCGCAAGCGGTGTGGTGAAATTGACCAACGCATTGTCCGCGGGACTGCCCCGCAGCGCGGGTGCTATAGGGACCGTAACGTGGCCTGACCCGTCGCTGTCGCAATCAGCCGTGACCATATGATAACAATTGTCGAAGGCTATGCGGTCGCCGGCGCGGAAGTAGTCCGACGTACTGGCCGTCGCCCCGTCAAGCAACACTGAAGTGCCAGTCTGTGACCCGCCATCGACACGCAGACCCGTATCACCGGACGGCGCTGTGCCCCTCCGGCTGTACCCGTAATCCTGAAGATAAATGCGGTGTTCTTGCCCGTTTAGGCGACTCAAGAAGGCCTGCATCTTCGCCCGATCTGCGCCGGTCAGGTTGTTAAAGGTCGCCGTCGTTTTCCAATGAGAACCTTTGCGCGTGGCCGTTTGCACGGCATTCGTGAGCGGTGACACGTAGGTCTTGGTATTAGTGACCAGCGCCCACGTTTGACCCGATGGCGTAAGACCTACGTCTGTGGCGAACGTGTAGGTTGTCATGCGAATCGCCTACGTGACATCAAGTCGTGAATCGCCTCTACTGTTCGCGCTGAGGCCAGTTCCATTGCGGATGCAATCTTCAGGTCAACGTCAGCACCACCGGTCGCGTCAATGTTGTTAATGATCGTGACCCCTTGCCCTGATCGGTTGTGGTCGATGACCGATTCATTCGGGTGCAATATCGCGGGGAACCCACCACGACCGTCAACACCGCCAGCGCGTGCGCCATGGCCAGTAAACCCGCCACCTTCGAACGACTGCGAGCGAATGGTCCGCACCTGTTGCAGTCCGCTGGCGATGGTCATCGCGGCCATTGCGAAACTGAGCGGTGGTGTGTACTCGGACAAGGCTTTGGTCGCCCCGGCGTAGGTCTGCATGATCGCGTTGGCAATCTGCAGCTTTTTATTCTTGGCAAACATTGACGACATTTGGCCGACAACGTGTATCGCTCTTTCATCGGCGTCCTTTTTTTCGAACTCGTTACGCGCTCGGAGTCCCTGTTCCATAATGCGGGTTTTTATGCGTTCGAACTGTGACAATTTTCTGAGTTCTTCGGCCGGCGGGTCTGCCCCAATTTGTCCCGGCGCATTAGCTGCAATCACTTCAGCCGTCTCACGCGCTTTTGCTTGCACTTCGTTGTAAAACGTCATGATCCCTTCAGATGGCAAAGGGCCAGCCATAGCTTCGTCAATGCTTGTTTTTATATCGCTGGCCACACGGCCAAAAGTCTGCGCCAACAGCGCCAGTTCTTCGGATGGTTTAGTAGTGATTAATGGCCGACCAAACGCCTCAGCAACTAAGTTATACGCGTCGATTAGTCCATTAAATTTTGACGTTATTTGTGACACTGCTAACAGCGCAACTTGCGCCATTTTAGCAATGGCAAACCTGACAAAATTGAACCCAATACGCAGGCTGTGGACTATGTCGGCAAACTTGGCAAACCCTTTTACTAAGGCATTGGCTACCCTCTCACCAACGTTACCGGAATCATTCATGTCCAGCGCAGTTTGATGAAAATTTGCAGCCAATTCAGAAACTAAAGGCGAAAGAGTCACAGCAATTTGATTGCCTATGCCCTCAAAAACTCCTTTCGCTCGCGTGATTGAATCGTTTGCCGCCTCTATCTGTGCAGCATCTACTCGGCTGATTGATAAGCCAAGCAGTTCTGCTTCCTCTGCCATGGCGCTAAGACCAGCCGACCCGCCAGCAAGAGTATTGACAAGTGCTACGCCTTCGCTGTCAAACAGCTTCATCGCTAGGCGCACGCGGTCCGATTGATTGGTGACGTTGCCCATAGCATCGGCAACAACACCCATCTGGACATCAAGCGGCAGTTTTTCAAGTTCGCGAGCGTTCAGGTTTAGTTCGTGTAGCGCACCGACTGCCTCGCCCGTCCCATTAGCGGCTTCTGAGACCCTGCGAGTCATCCGTTGCAGCGCCATGTTCATCGTCTCGCCTGAGACGCCAGTGAGTTCAGCGGCGTGTTGCAAGCCGCCGAGCGCTTGGGTAGTGATTCCTATCTTGTCGGCAGTTTTTGCTAGAGCGTCAATGTTTTGCATTGATGCTTTAGTCAGAGCAGCAGTTGCTCCACCTGCAACTAATGCAAAAGCCGACCCGATCTTTGCAATTTTGCCGGCAGTTCTTGCAGACGCTTTTGATACCTTCGCAAGCCCGCCAGTAACAGACGCAAAAGCTCGCCTGGTCTTATCTTTGGCAACAATGTCAAGTTCGACGTTCTTTGCCACTGCCGTCACCCTTGAGTTTGAACCAAGATATCCAACCCATATATTCGCGGATATCCATTTGATTGATTTCGCCGACCGTTTTCCCTAGCGATTCCGCCAAAAAATAGCGAAATTGTAAGTCACGGTCGGCCTTCAATTTCCCTCGACGTCATCCTCGCTAGGATCGTCAGAGTTGATTTCGGTCACAATCCTAGCAAGCACATCAGGGTCAACAGATTTCAAAAGCTCAAGTCGGTCGAGCTTTTTGAATACCGGTCTGCCCTCGCCATCAATTAGTCGGTAAATAGCTGTCATCACCATAGCTTCAGCAGATTTTCCCGCCGTCGCTAATTCCATGATCTCGCCGAGTGCTTGCAAGCTGATACCAGGCCGAACAAATAAAGTTGAGTTCCATTCTGGGATTTCAATCTTACGCGGTTCAGCTGATAACTTTGCCTTGTAGTGATTTTTTGCGCTTTCTAAAATCGACATGTTGTTATGCCGTCGAGCTAGTCAGTGCGCCTGTGCCCTGTAGCGATATTGAAGCATCAACCGTCCCATCAAACGAGCCGCTGATTGATACACCTGTCACAATGGCACTGCCAGCGTAATAAGTGTCACCAGTATCCGCGCCTTCTGGATATACGTTCAAAGTCACTTCTGCTCCAATTGTCAGTGCGCCTTGACCCGTGCTATCTGTTTCGTCCCAGAAGGCGTCGACCGACGCAGTCCACGACGTCAATGTTGACGTAAACGTCCGCGCAGAATCGCCTAAACTGGTCGTTTCTACCGTATCGCCAGTCTCCTCTACAGAGTAGCTCTTCACCTCAGCGACGGTGTTAGCGCCGACCTTGATGACACCTTCAGAACCTTTATGTATTGCCATCGATTATTCCTCCTCGGAATCTGTATCAACATCATCAACCGGCGCAAAATCGCCGGAATCTTGATCTTTTACGGCCCAACCCTTGCGGATCATTTCTTCAACTTTTTGATCAATCACCTTAATCGTTGTCGTTCCATGCACCATTTCAACCATTACTGTGCCTCGTCAGGATTACCTTCTAATGTAACATAACTGATTGAAACTTGCGCCGTGCCGCGTGCAACAGGCTGATCACCTTCGCCCGAAAAATCACAATCAAATCCAGTCACCATTGTATCTTTTGCGTATCCGCCTCTGGTGGTGTCCGTATACAGCGCCGTCTCAATTTCGCTTGCGATCTGGTCAAGCTGATCGTCATAATTTGCGATGGCTTTAACATATATTTCGACACTGACGGTAAGCTCGCGATTTTGTGTTCTTGGCTTTGTGATAGTCGCGTATTCAGTTGACTCGTCTCTAGTGTAGATAGCAATTCCCGGCAAGCGATCCTCGGCCACTGGATAAACGCGGGTTGTATATACTCTGGTCCCAGTTGTCGTTAATCCTGTCAGCGTAGTTTCTACATTATCCCGTATGAGCTTGCGAACGTGTGCCATTATTGCGCCTCAAGCATAAGCTCCGTCATGCCTGTACCGTCCGGCATGATTACGCGCACAACATAGGAAGTTCCGTCGATTACTATAGCAGCGCCTTCAGATACACCAGTCACATCGGCAGACCTGCATAATATTTTTGGCAATTGCATTGCAAACGCAACGCTTCCGCCAGCATCCACCGCCTCATATTCATTATCAAAAATGACAGTGATCGACACTTGAGCGCCACCCACTGGGGTGTATAACGCGACAACGCCAAAATCGGCAAGCAAGTATTTGCGATCATCTGAGGTTTCAACGGCCATTATTTAGCCTTAGTTTTTCGCGTGCGACGCTTTGGTTTAGTTTCTTCAGTAAGTCCCACAGCGCGATTTACACTAGGCGTCTCCTCATCGTGAGGAGCAACGCGGCCTGTTGCCATTAACTCTTTAGCTTCAGCCTCATCCAGGTCAATCACATCACCGACTCGGCAAACTTGACCAGTTGCCACGGTATTGCGAAGCACTTTGTATTTCATATATTTCTCCAAGGAATCCGGCCCTCCGAAGAGGGCCGTCACCTATTTGGGATTACTACCCATCGTTACCGAAGGCAAAGCTCACAGCATGTCGAACCGCTACGTCGCAAGACTGAAGCGCTACAACTCGAACTGTTCCGCTAGTGCTGGCAGTGTATGGGTCAACCACGATATCGAGGCCGCCAAACATACCAATAAGCAGATCGCTAAAGTTGCCGAAGTAAAGATTACCGGCAGTACCTTGGTTAGACACAATTGCGTTGTAACCGTTAATAGTGCCGCCAGGCTCCACAACAAACTGAGCCGTTCCAGTAGCTTTTTCGGTAGTCTTGAGTGCACCGTGCATTGCAGCGGGCAGAATGTAGGCAAGATTACCAAGGAGCGCATTGTCCTCGGCCACAGCCGTTTCAAGAGTCACCACTTCAGCGAAAGTCGGATTAGCAGCAGCAAAGTCTGTCACGGTATTTACACCAGTGGTGTTGAGAATACCTGTAGGCTGACCACTAGAACCAGAACCTTCAAGACCAGCAAGGTCAATTGCAAGAGCGATTGCCTGAGCCAAATCTTCACGGATAAGGGCTTCCACATCCATGCTGCTTTGAATCATAAGCTGTCGCGTCACATCCGTAAATGCGCCGAGAGTCTTCGGCGTCATAGACACTGAACCTACGGTCATTTCAGATTCAGACGATGCCCCACCCTCTGATGCAATCCAGCCAGCGGATGAAGCAGCAGTTTTCTTGGGAATTTTCACATCGCCAGACAATCCGCTTAACATTCGAGCGCCCGCTTGCATTACAGAAGACGCATTGCGTAACGCGTCGATGAAGTCTCCACCACGAAAGTCATCAGTAAACAATGCGGAATCATCTGAACTGTTCATGTCTCGATGCCAGTTACGCATGACCTCAGCCGGCAGCAAGATACCTTGAGCGGCTCGACCGTAGGCTTCAGCAGCAGCGCGTGAGCATTCAAACTCAAAAGCGGCGGCTTCCTGAGCATTGCGATCAGTTGGATTTGCCAAAGCATGAATGGCGCGGAGCAACGAGAAGCTCTTAACCTCTTTTTCGCTCATGCCAATGTTTTGTTCTTCCAACGCACGCTGAGAGCCAATGTCTTCAAGCAGTTCACCACGGAACTCCTCAATGCTGCGGCCTTCAGCAATAGCCTTATGAGCCAGGTCCGTCTTATTGTGACGAGCGCCAAGCTCAATGATTTGAGAAGCGTTAACTTGTGCGGCTTTGCGGGCGTCTGCCTCAAGTGCCGCAACATCAACAACATTATTTTCTTCTGACATAATCGGTTCCTCTATAGGATTGTCAATTTTAACAATAGGTTCAGGTGAAACGTCGCCAGACCGTCCAACGCCAACAGTCACGTCAGCCGGAATTGATACAAGCGATGCCTCCATGGGTCGCCAAGACTTAGCCACATAAGTGTCCTTATCTTTGCGTTCTAGTTTGCTTATTTCATAACCGACCGAAATATTTGATCGGATTTGATCAACAACATCGTCAAAAGTCTCTCGGGCCAGCGCACTTTTTCCAAAGCGCACCGTCGCACGGAGTCGCCGTGCCGAGCCGTCAAGTTCAACAGATTCGATAACGCCCACCTGTCTCTCTGGGTTATGATCCAGCAACAGCGGCGCTCGCCCACTCTCAAGAAACGACAAATCAATTGCTTCATTTGAGTGTTCTAAAACTTCCAAACCAAAAGATCGCTGCACCGGCTCTTCAGAGCTAATGGCGATGCGTACTTGTCGCGATTCTTGGTCAATTGTTTTGGCTTCAAGCTCCATAGATCGGCGGTGCTTCATCTCAAGCGCCGACTTGCGGTCTCCAACCACCTTTTCTTCTTCAAGCTCTTCAGCCTTTCCAGATTCAATGATCTCCGAGTCAGCAGTCTCTGGCTCGGCCCGTGTTTCTGTTTCCATTGACTCGTCCTTATTTATTAGCTCATCACCTTTATACGTCGCCATCAACCACCTCGGGCACCACCGGCATTTGTTGCGCCGCATAAGGCTCCAACGCGTATTTCACGCCGAATTGATCCATTAACGCTTTGTCGCGAACAATTTGGCCTAGCAGTTCTTCAGTGTCTTTGCCATATTGACTTGCCACGTCTTGCAATGATAGCACGCCCGCTTTCATTCCGTTAATTGCGGCGTTCATCTCTTTTTGTGGATCAACCCACGACCAAGCTCGACCACGAAACTCGGCAGCACTCGAAAATCGCTCATATTGTTTCAAGGGAAGTCCGAGTGATGCCATCTCCATCGCAGACTGTAACCAAAACTCAAACACTGGCCGTACAAAATGCTCAATCATAAAACCTTGCAAGTTGCGATATTCGTCACGCTCCTCAAGTGCGCCTTGTCGAATGCTTGAATAGCTGGTGGCCTCAAGATCGTTGGCGAGCGATGTGTACGAAACGCCAAGTGCTGAAGCGATGCCTTTTAGCACTGACTTATGAAATGAATCAAACTCGCTGTTTGGGTACTGCGGATCAAATGTTTTAAAGTCAATCCCATTCGGTAGTTGGTGGAACGTCCCAGGCTCCGCCGATATGATCGGCACGTTGCCATCAAGATCATCGGCGAGGAAACCGTCGCCAGCAGGTGAAGTAAAAAACCCCATTTTTGACGCGCCCATTCTCGCCGCAACAATGCTCGCCTCGCGAAACCCCGACAGTTGCTTTAGCGACGCAATGGCTGACGCGGTCCATGGCTCTCCACGAGTTTGCCCGGCCCGCAACGGTCGGTATATGTGAATCATTCGGTCGGCTGGAACTCGGACGTGCTTTGGCGACCGACTTTGACTTGTAAAATCATAGTCGCCAGGATGATGGCTCAACAGATAATACGCCGTAGGCCGGCGAAATGAGTTCAGTTCCACGCCCATGCGAACTTCGTTGCTGTTAGGCAGTCGCTCGTTTTTCTCCTCATCGACCTGATCAGGCTCAATAAACTCTAGTGCAAAAGAATCCTTGAACGTCGCCGATCTATGCTTGACGATAAATACCTCGCCATCACGCGCCAATCCTTCAATAACCATTTTTTGGGTATCAATCCATGACATTTTGCCGTCGACGGTGCAATTGCCAACCCGACCCCAATTCTTGAACGCGCTTTCAATCGCCTGATTTCCAGATTGATCAAGATGGCCATCACCACCAATCGCTTTAACTTGCAAGGAAAATCCTCGATCACCGACCACGTTGTTTTTTAACAGGTCCAAATACCGGCGGACGTATTCGTTATTCCTGGCAAGATCACGCGATCTAGCACGCATCCTCCCAATAACCGGATAAAGCTCACTATCAGCAGATCGCTCCGACTCCTTGAAATCTGCAAACAGTCGAGATGTATTTGCTGCCTGATAAGCGCGTTTGAAAATTCGCTTTTTTTCTTTTGGCTTGGTTTTGAACAAGTCAAGAAACGTCATTAAAACCTCACCTTGATTGTTGAGCTTCCAGACTTGCCCTGACTCAACAATTCTTTGTTTGTGTGACTGACGATTTCGAGTTTGTAATGGTCCCGTGCATCGAGCAATTCTTGAAACGATAGCTTCGTTAGTGACCGGCCGGCAATCGAGTAACTGGCAACGTCTGAATCAGCCTTGCCCGCCAATATAGTCTCAATCTTATCAACCATAATCTCCGCGTGAATGCGAGGATCGGCTTGATTGCTGTCCATATCAGGGATAACGGTAAAGTCGCCAAAATCGACCACAATACGATTGCTAGAGCTTGTTTGCGTGATATCTAGCTGCCAATGATATTTGCCAGCAGTATATGACGCGCTATCACTCGAACTTACTGTAAACAGATAGTGAGTATCAGAGCCGGTGCCTGATATTTTGATCTCATCTGATCCCCCGCCTGATATGCGGGCCACGTACTCAGCAGAATATGAACTGGACGGGTAATCGCTGACCAAGTCAGAGCGTTTCCATTGTGCAAAGTCGCCGACTACCAGGTCGGTCAGGTTGCCTTCTGGCGCTACAGTGGGATCAAATAAGTTAGCCATGCATTACCGCCATGAGTTTGCAAACCCGCCTGATCGTTTTGGCTGTGCCGGGATATAATTTTGATTATCTAATGCTGGCCGAGAAACTTCGTCAATTATTTTTTCGGGCTTTGACCCTAATTTATCAGCAAAAGCATTGACATTGATGCCGATAATAGCATACGCGGATAGGCTGTACACCATCGTATCAAGCGCCTCGTTTCTGGGCCGCACTTTTTCAAAAATTCGCTTTTTAAACCCTCGGTGGTATTTGGTAACGATTTTCTCGGCGGTAAGCTGTCGGAAGTACTCGTCATCGAGCGTGTCAGAAAAGTGGATGTATCCAGCGCCTGGCTCTTGTATCCGCATCCTGGCAAAAAGCAGGTCTTTCACGGTATCAACGCCAATAGGGAAAAGCGGGCATTTAGCTACATTGTTTTTACTGGGCCGTCCAGCAATTGGCTTGCCCTCGCCACCTATGCCTTTGATCGCAAAAATACGACGACCGGCGTTTTTCTTGCAGTATTGATACACGGAGTTGGTGAAGTGCCCGCCGCTGTCAACGCAGGTGGCGCGTATCGAGATAGATCGACCACTCTCCGTTTCATATTGCTGCATCAAATGCGAATCAAGCGATGTCCACAGTTGCGGGGTAGAGGGATCGCCGTACAGCGTCGCGTGAGAGACAACCCAAGATTCGTCGTCGCGGCCCCAGCCAATTACCGATATTTCAAGACGATTATCTTGAACGTCAACGCCAGCAGTCAATATGATCACGTCATCAGGTATATGCTCAATCTCTTCTCGTCGATCCGCTAAAATAAAATCATCGATGGTTTCGCCCGGATCGGCCCAAAGCTCGCCAAGGTAGGTATTCGTCCACACGCGCAATTGCTCTGGGTTTTTTTTAACAGACAAAAAGTCGCGCACCCCATCAGCTAAGGGCGTCCATGGAGAGTACAGCCCATTGATCCAAAAACCTGCCACGCCATTGAACTCGGCGGTGGCTGCCCAGTAGCCGTTGCGAATTGCCCAAATCCTGTCTGATTCGTTCCACAATACCCCGCAATGCTCACACATATATGCTGCGGTTTCAGGCCGGCCCTCGTCCCATTGCACATTGCGCCAAGCCATCGTTTGCGGCTCGTGACAATGCTTGCACGGGACAAAGTATCGACGCTTATCTGACTGCTCATAGGCATCTTGAATCCTTGACGCGCCTTCGTTTGTCGGCGTTGATACCATGACGATCTTGCGATTCCAGAAAGTCGCCGCACGCTTGCGTGCCAGCTGGATAGGATCACCTTCAGACCCCGCGCTTGCAGGATAGCGGTCGACCTCGTCACATAGCACCAAGCGCACCGGCCGCGATGCTAGGCCGGATGCACTATTGGCTCCCACCATGGTGAGCGCCCCACCGGGAAATATTTTGTGCAGCGTTGTATTCCCTGAATCCCTTGATCGCGGGTCTTTTACCTTGCCGCGTATGGCGGGCGTTGATCGAATAAGGCCAGCGGCCACGCGATCTTTAGAAAATGCCTGTGCCATTTCTAGCGTTGGTTGCAGCACCAAAACCGGACAGGGGTCATGGGCGATATGAAACCCCAAAATGTTCAGTATGGTCTCGGTTTTGCCCAGTTGGGCACCCGCCATCACCACCACTTCAGGCACTGCCGGGTCAGAACATGCGTCCATGATGCCGCGCTGGTATTCAGCCCGTCCCGTGTACCACTGTCCCGGTTCTGCGCTGCTTTGCGCGTCCAGCCGGCGAAATTGATCAGCCCACTGGCTCACCGTCAGCTTCGGTGGCGGTTTCAAAATCTTCACGCTCTTCGCTAAGAGCTTCTTCGCGTTGCACAGCTTCATCGCCATATTCATATAGCTCCTGGAGAGCTTCGTTGACCAAATCTTCAAGCACGCCCAGCACGTCTCCTGGGTGCGATTGCGGAGCAACAATAGGCGCGGCCTTTGACGGCAAGCCAAGCAGCCGTCCCTTCATATCCCCGAGCATTTCTTCCCATTCTTTCTTTACATCGTCAGCCCGAACTAATTGCTTGGCAAGCTCTTCAACTTCCAACTGGGCTTTGTCCGCTTGCAATTTTACGAGGCGCGATTTTTCTTGATGATAATCTTCGGGAGCACCGGGACGCCCTTGGGCGCGTTCCTGCAGGTAGCGCACGTACCCTTGGACTGCCGGCACTAACTCATATCGACCGTGTTCGTTTTTAGGGACGATGCCCAGTTTGACCAGTTGCTGCACCCGACGTTCTGACACCATGAACAAGTTGGCAATGGTGCCGACCGGGTAATTGGGCGAGGCGGGGTCATCAACTACGGTCGGCAATGGGTGCGTCATAACTTTTTGTTATCCATGAAGCGAAATGCATAAAATAATTCTATCGGTAGCTAAAAACAGCGGCGCGAATTACC